AACAATCTGGCACAACTTTAACAGTTGGTGGTGGAGCTAGTAAAACTGTTGTTGCTGATGCAACTACTGTAACTTTAGGTAGATGTGGTGGAACTGTAGCTTTAGCTAGTGGTGCTTCTCAAACAGGATTTGGTAGAACAGGGACTGTAGATTGGCAAACAGGTAGTATCAAAACAGCAACCTTTACAGCTGCTAATGGTGAAGGTTATTTTGCAAATACAACAGGTGGTGCTTTTAATATGAATTTACCAGCAGGTGTTGCTGGAGCGATTGTGTCAGTAGCTGATTATGCAGGTACTTTTCAAACACATAATTTAACTATTGTGCCAAATGGTTCAGATAAAATTGGTTCTTTAAATCAAAATGCAACATTAAAAACAGAAGGACAATCAGCAACTTTTGTATTTGTTGATTCAACACAAGGTTGGATTAACACTATGGATTCAACTTCTAATGTTAGAGGAAATCCTCCTTTTATTGTAGCAACGGGTGGTACAATAACAGAAGATGGTGATTGTAAAGTTCATACATTTACAGGTCCTGGTACATTTACAGTATGCAGCGCAGCACAATGTGCAGCAAATAATTTGGTTTCATATCTAGTTATAGCAGGTGGTGGTGCAGGACAAGGAGATATGGGTGGTGGTGGAGGTGCTGGTGGTTTTAGAGAAGTAAAATCTCCATCAACTCCTTATACAGCTAGTCCTTTAGATGGTTATGGTAATTCACCAAATAGAATTACAGTTTCAGCAACAGCTTTTCCAATTACGGTTGGAGCCGGTGGATCAGGACCTCCAGGTTCTGCAACTCCATCTTGTGCCAATGGTTCTAATTCAATTTTTTCAACAATAACATCAGCAGGTGGTGGTGGTGGAACACAAGATGGAGGATCTGGTGGTGGTGGTAGATATTCGACAGCTGCAGGTGATGGAAATCAACCTCCTGTTACTCCTCCTCAAGGAAACACTGGTGGAAGTAGTTCACCTCCAGGAGGATCTGGTGGTGGCGGTGGTGGTGGAGCTAGTGCAGTTGGTTCAAATCATAATAGTGATCAAGGTGGAGCTGGTGGAGCTGGTATTGCAACAAGTATTACAGGAGCATCTGTTACAAGAGCTGGTGGTGCTGGAGGAGGCGGTGGACCAGGTAATACACCAGGAGGAGCCGCTGGACCCGGTGGTGGTGGAGCTGGTGGAGCTGGTGCTAATAGTCCAGGACCCGCATCAGGAGTTCCAGGAAATGCAGGAACAGCCAACACTGGTGGTGGTGGTGGAGCTGGTGGTGGTGGTCAAGGTGCACCTGCAGGAACTGGTGGAAATGGTGGTTCCGGTGTAGTAATAATAAGGTATAAATTTCAATAATTATGACAAGTAAAATAAAAGTAGATAATATAAATAAAGTTTCAGATGATTCAAACATCATAAAGAAGTGTGGTACGACAATTACACTAGGTGCAAGTGGAGATAGTATTGCTTTAGCATCAGGTGCATCACAATCAGGATTTGGTAGATCAGGTTCTGTCAATTGGCAGACAACTCCTAAAACAACAACATTCACTGCTGTTAATGGTGAAGGTTATTTTGTAGACACATCAAGTGGAGCTGTGACTGCAAATTTACCAGCAGGTTCAGCAGGTGCAATAGTTGCATTCGCAGATTATACAAGAACTTTTCAAACAAACGCTTTAACAATTAATCCAAATGGATCTGAAAAAATAGGTGGTGTCGCACAAGATGCTAACCTTGGTGTTGAAGGACAAGCTGCTACATTTGTTTATGTAGATGCAACAGAAGGTTGGATTAATGTACAAAACGCAGAAGATACAGAAGTAGGACAATCTCCATTTATAGTTGCTTGTGGTGGAACTCCATCAACTTGTGGTGATTTTAAAATTCATACATTTACAGGGCCAGGAACTTTTACGGTAACTGAAAAAGGTTCTCCGGCTGGTTCAACAACATTAGAATATATTGTTGTTGCTGGTGGTGGTGGAACAAGTGGAAACACAGGTAATACAAGAGGTGGTGGAGGCGGAGGTGGATTTAGATTTGCTTCACCTTCTTTAGCACCTGCAACATATCCAGGTAAACCATTAGCTGCACCAGCAGGATTAACAGCTGCAGTTCAAGCTTATCCAGTGGTAGTAGGCGCAGGTGGTCCTAATTCTCCTAGTCCAGGAAGTGATTCAGCTTTTTCAACAATAACATCTGCCGGTGGTGGAGGTTCTGGTGGAAATGGAGGTTCTGGTGGTGGAGGTGCTGGAGGTTCATTAAACAATCCTGGAGGAACAGGTAATACTCCTCCCGTTGCTCCTCCTCAAGGAAATAATGGTGGAACAAGTGCAACAGGTAGTCCTGACCACGCTAGTGGTGGCGGTGGTGGAGCTATAGTAGTAGGTGCAAATGGTAGAGCCCCTCATCCAGATTATTCTGGAAACGGAGGTGATGGAGCTGGAATACCTACAGCTTTTGGTAGCAATGGTGTTCCTAGTGGTTCATTTAGATATTATGCTGGTGGTGGAGGTGGTGGAGGAAACTCTCCAACTTCTTTAGGTGTAGGTGATGGAGGTAAAGGTGGTGGAGGAAGTGGTGGAATTAATGCAGGAATAGCTGGAACAGTTAATAGTGGAGGTGGAGCTGGTGGCGGTGGCGGTGGTGGACCAGGAGCAGCTGGTGGTTCTGGTATAGTAGTAATAAGGTACAAGTTTCAATAGGTAAAATATGAGTGAAATAAAAGTAAATAAAATTAGTCCAAGAGCAGCGTGTGGTACAGTACAACTAGGAGATAGTGGAGATACATTTACAATTCCTGCAGGTGCAACAATTAATAACCAAGGTACAGCAACAAACTTTGGTGCAACAGGTTCAGCATCTTGGGTAACAACAGTTAAGACATCAGGTTTTACAGCAGTGGCTGGTGAAGGGTATTTTGTAAATACAACTAGTGGACCAATATCAGTTAATCTTCCAGCAGGAACTGCAGGAGCAGTTGTTGCAATAAAAGATTACGCAGGAACTTTTGATACAAATGCACTTACATTAGTTCAAAACGGATCAGATAAAATTGGTGGTTCAACTGTTAATGCAACTTTACAGACAGAAGGTATTGCAGTTACATTAGTTTTTATAGATTCAACACAAGGTTGGTTAGTAACAGATTCAGGTCTACAAGACGAAGCACCAACAGCACAATATGTTACAGCAACTGGAGGAACTATTATTACTTGTGGTGATCACAAAATTCACGTTTTTACAGGCCCAGGAACTTTATGTGTTTCTTGTGCAGGTAATGCTTCAGGATCTAACAAAGTTTCATATATGGTAGTAGCAGGTGGTGGTGCTGGTGGTGCAACTAATAGACAATCTAGACCTGGTAGTGCAGCAGGAGCAGGAGGTTTTAGAGAAGGTAAAGCACCTGCATTTGAAAGTTATACAGCTTCTCCATTAGTAGCTGCAGACGGTTTAACAGTACCAGCAACAAGTTATCCAATAACAGTAGGTGCTGGTGGAACAGGTGGGGCAGGAGTTAATGGACCATCTTCAAGTGGAGCTAATTCTATTTTTTCAAGTATTACATCAGCCGGAGGCGGAGCAGGAGCATCGCCTGGTGGTTGTGAACACGCTGCAGGCGGTTCAGGAGGAGCAGCAAGAGCAGGAGGACCAGCAGGTAAAGCTGGAAATACACCTCCAGTTAGTCCACCTCAAGGTAATGCAGGTGGTAATGGGGGACCTTGTGGTGTAAACTTTGCTACAGGTGGAGGTGGTGGAGCTACAGCTGCCGGTACTACTGCAGCAAGTTCTTGTGCTGCAGGAGCAGGAGGTTTTGGAGCTGGAACAGCAATTACAACATCAGCTTGTTATGGAACACCGGGCCCAAGTGGTTCTTTAAGATATTATGCTGGTGGTGGAGGTGGAAGTGTTTGGGGACCATCTGGTGGAGCTGCTGGTGGAGGTTATGGTGGTGGAGCTAACGGTCAAAATGGAAATCCTTATGCTAATGGAATAGCTGGAACTACAAATACTGGTGGTGGAGGATCGGGAGGAACTGGAGGACCAGGATATCCATCTTGTAATGTATCAGGTGGTAATGGTGGTAGTGGAATTGTTATTATTAGATACAAATTTCAAAATTAATATGTATTTACTAGTATTTAAAATTAATATATAAGGAGAAACATTATGGCACATTTTGCAAAACTAGGATCAAACGGAAAAGTTATTCAAGTATTAACTTTGAATAATTCTGATATGTTAAACGCTGATGGTGTTGAAGATGAAACAGTAGGTCAACAATATTTAGAATTACACAATAATTGGCCTGCACAAATGTGGATTCAAACTTCTTACAACACACAAAGTAATACACATAACTCTGGTGATAATTCAAAAGCATTTAGAGGTAACTACGCAGGTATAGGTTATGAATGGGACGAGGATAATAATATCTTTTGGCCTAAATCACCTTATGCATCTTGGGTAAAAAATACTACAACTGCACAATGGCAATCACCGATCGGTGATGCTCCTACATTAACTGAAGAACAACAATCACAAAATACAGCTGGCACTCATATGTGGAGTTATGTTTGGAATGAAGCTGGACAGACTTGGGACTTGACAGACGATTTAGCATAGATTAAAAATGGTGGTGGTATGCAAAAGAAAGTATTAACAGAGCAAGCATTATATTTTGGTGATGTGGCAATGCCTAAAGATTGGGACATTGATCGAGATAAATTATCAGGCGACATCTTACAATCACAAATTCAAAACAAAGAATTTCCATTCTCAAAAACTTGGGATATGTTAAACGTGGGGAAATATCTATAAACCTGCGGAAACAACTATTCCTTTATTAAATATTGATCCAGTAGATCTACGTAACTCTCCAGACTTTACATTATTATATGGTGTCAAAGTTAAAGACTGTAATGTTAGAATACATTATGAAGATAACAGACGTAAAGGAAGAAGTTGGGACATACCATTGACTAATAATCAATTTATTATGTTTCCATCAACTAATATGTATTACTTAACTAATAACCAGAAAGATAGTTTGAACTTTGTTCAAACTATAACCTATGAATATATCTAATTATTATTGGTATTTTAGTGGTGTACTTACACCAAAGTTTTGTGATGATGTTATAGCTTATGCTAACGAACAAAAAGAAGTAATGGCTAGAACAGGTGGTTATGGTGATAAAAAATTAAATAAACAAGAAGTAAAAGATTTAAAAAGAAAAAGAAACTCTGATTTAGTTTGGTTAAATGATACTTGGATATATAAAGAATTACATCCATACGTTCACGAAGCAAATAGACAAGCTGGTTGGAACTTTGAGTGGGAAAGAAGTGAGTCTTGTCAATTTACAAAATATAAACACAATCAATATTATGATTGGCACTGTGATAGTTGGGATAAACCTTATGAAAAAGAAGGACCTGACAATGGTAAGATTCGAAAACTATCTATGACTTGTCAATTAACAGATGGTTC